AGAAAGCCTATTATAAATCACTAAGAGCCGCCATCACTTTAACCCACTAAATAACAAGATAAAACCGCCCTGCATTACAAAGTTATAACACGGATGTGAAAATTACAAGATTGCACTTCAATTAATGATAAACGTATCAATAATAACATTTGGTATCCATTTCTTTGAATCCATCCACACGATTTATATCTGATACGTAGTAATACTTTAGGGTTATATTCTTAAAAATGAATTTCCAGTGGAGTTTAGAGCTACTGCATTATTAATTTTGGTAGGCTATTAAAAAATAACACAACATCTGACCAGTAAAACTTTACTTGAACTTACTTATCGTTTACTGCAAATTGTTCTGTGATGTACACAGCAATTAATGTCGTTTCAGTTGCCCCCGGCAAGTGCCTCCGGGGGATTTTTTATGTTCCTCAACTTTCTAGTGCGTCAACTCGCCTAATCAAATCCTGTACCACGGTCACCAAATCGGCAATGATTGCCGTGTAATCCACATTCATCACCCTGAATTTTTCACCATCGTTCTCCTGCTCGATGCCGGGGAAGGTATACAAGTCGTCAACTTTTTCAGCCTGCTGGGCGATAAAGCCACGCCTCCGGCGCGTTTCGCCTTTCATATTGAACTCGCATACTCCCAGCGAGTTAATGCGCCTGGAGGCCCCTTCTTGAGGCTCCATGAACGCCTCTTTCAGCCGGACATCTGAGCCGGTGGTCAGGACGTCACCCTTACCGGTGGAGATCGTGCCGCCAGCCCGGAAAATCCATGCATCGGTTCGCCCGAATCCGTCAGCGTACAGAACAAGTCGGTGTTCGGTGCCTACCTGCTCCTCCATGTACATTTGGACGTAAGCGCCATCCACATCACCATACGCTCCTCGCCCTGCCATCAATGAGCGTACCGGACTGGAGGTCAGTTGCGTTCCGATGGCTGGGTTGGCTGGCATGGTCGATGATGCTGTGATCCTCCCGTCCGTTACCCAAAAACTTTGTACCTGCGCGTTCAGGCGGTTCTGCCTGTCGTGGATAAGGCGAGCGGTATAATCCGCACTGCTGCCGTTGTAGTGGAAGTCAATGTAAGGCGTGCTCATTGACAGCTCGATCGCCTGCGTCAGAACCTTCCCCTTTGACGTGTTATCGATGTTGCCGCCAGCTGATAACCCACCGGGCAAAGTCGTCTGGTTATCGGTCCCAATAACGAGGATGTCATCAAAGGTATCTGACGGTGACACAGTGGTCGCTCTTGAACGCTGAACTCTGAACGGTGTTCCCGAGCCAACGGCAATTGTCCCGCCTTGCCCCTGTTTTTTGAGCAGAGCCAGATCTGAGTTCTTACCGAGAATAAAACCGGCATTATCGCTGGTTATAACCTGAGAGCCGTCGAGTTTGTTTCCTCCGGTGAGTTTTGCCAGCGCGTTAAGATCCGATGCCTTCGCCATCCCGCCTATCGCCGGCACGGTTACCTGCTTTCCTGTGATCGGGTCAGTCAGGGTGATATTGCCGCTGCCGGTCAGGGCCATCGACCAGCCCTCCACCACACTACGCCAGAATGCAAATGCGCTGGCCAGCTGGTTAGCAAACGACGAGGTACTGGCGGTTTCAGCGGTAATAATGCCGTAACTGGCGCCGGAAAATGCGGTGGTGATATTCCGGGTCAGCGTCAGCTGCGTGTCACTGTCCACGGATTTGATCGCATACAGGTCAGCACTACCGCTGCGGTAGACCACCAGAATCGACCCGGGCAGTATCCCCAGCGCCACCTGTGACCATTTTGTTGTCGCACCTGTCACCCGTGCCTGCGACGCTGCACCCGTGACGGTGCCGACTTCATACATCGCCATAATAAAGTTGCTCCTGGATGGTTTTCCCTGGAAAAAGAAAAGGCCCCTGGTGGGGCCTCTGTTAGCTAAATGAACTGCTGTCCGTTCGGAAGGCGGTTGCGGTGATGTTCTCGACTGTGCAGGTGTAATCAATCGCGGCAGTACGACCTGACGCTCTGATAAAGAAGCCGACATTGTTGTAGTCAGCATCCAGGCGCGCGGCAAACCGCAATTCAAAGGCCGTGGTGCCGCCTGTGATATTACCGGCATCGACGAAGATACGGCGGGTTACCTCCTGCCCACCAATGTTGAACGTAATATCAGAGGTATACCCCAGGCCACTGCCCGTCCCATAGGTCTGGCACACCAGGGTGCAGGCCAGAACCACTGTCATGCTATACCCCCTGTTCTGATACGCACCGTTCCGCTGTACCGTCTGGTTGCGGCGGAAAGTCAGGCTGTCGTAACTTTTGGCCACCGCAATGTCACCAATGAACGAATCCGCCTGGACAGTGCCACGGAACACGCCGCTATTCGCTTCAACCCTGCCACGGACGATCACGTTATTGAACTGCGAAGAGCCATCCTTGGCGATACGCCAGCCTTGCGAGCCATCAACAAAGTTATTCGAGCGGATCTCGTTACCGATCTTCGCGTTCGTAATGGAACCGTCCGCGATTTTGGCAGAGGTCAGGGAACTGTTTTTGATACGTGCCGTATCGATATACAGCTCATTGCCTTCGGCAACCATCACCGGAACAGCCGTCGCATTATTACGGTTAAACAGCGAGAAGCGGTCAGCGTAGAGGATCATATCGCTCGTTTCACCATTGCTGCCCAGCGTAATCCCCGCGCCAACATTCTTCCCGTTAACCGTCTCAACCTTCATCGACCACAGCGAACTCACCGTACCATTCACATCCGCCACGGTTTTGGCGGTGTTCTGAACGGAAGCGCTGAGATCCCCGACACTGGATGTCAGGGTCGTCTGCTGCGTTGCCAGCGCCTCCAGTGCCGTTGCATGCGTCTGCTGGGTACTGGTGATACTGGCCACCGATTTAATCGTGTTGTCCAGCGTCGTCTGGTTTTTGATGTTGGCGGCCGCCTGCGCGTCAATCTGCGACTGAAGCGAGGTATTCAGGCTGGCCTGTGTGCTATGGCTGTCGCTTAGCGTCTTCGCCATGTTATCGACGCGGGAGTTGGCATTATCCACTTTCGTGGCCAGTGCCGTCTGCTGCTGCGCCTGGGCGGTGATTTTCCCTTCAGCATCCGTTACGCGAGCCGTCAGACCGCTCACGGCACTCGCCGTCGCGTCAGAGGCATCCTGTGCAGCTTTCGCATCGGTAACATCCGTGATAACCAGATCGTCGATATACAGCGAATAACCGGGGGTGCCGCTGCCGGAGGCGCCACGGGTAGAGATCCAGACCACTGCGCGTGTTCTCCCACCCCCGTTGTTACTGGCAATACCCGTAAATTTCACCCACTTATCACGCGCACCAAGAGCGGCTTCGCTGACAGTGACCGCCGACTGCCAGGAGTTTTGACCGGCAGCATTCAGTGAGTTAATGCCGACCAGCGTTGTCCACCCGGAGGATGGCGCCTGATCCGCCGGCATCATAGCCCAGAACTCAAACCGGAACTTCGCATCCTCACGGACTGACTGCCAGCTCCCAAGCTGTTTATCGCTGTTGCCGTTATTGTTCGCTCCTCGACTCACCTGCAGGCTCTTATTGCCGGTGAATTTCTGAGACGCCACCACAACGGCTGTGCCGTTCCCGCCCAGCACCTGGCCATCGCTGTAGCTTTCAAACGTACCGTCAACCCACGGATTAGCTCCCTGAGTGCGGATGGTATTGATGGTGCTGGTCAGCGACGTGATGCTCTGCGACTGGCTGGTGATGGTGTTTTCCACCTGGCTTACGCGACCGGTCAGTGAACTCACCGCGGACATGTCAGCCTTTTTACCCAGCTCAGTATTCATCGTGGTCAGGCTGTTCTGCAGACTGGTGAGCTGCTGCGACTGCGAATCCAGTTTACCCTCGGCAGACGTCATCCGGGTGGTCAACCCGGTGACAGCGCTTTGCTCGGCCTTCTTACTGACCGCCGCATTCGTGACGGCCAGATCGCCGCTGAGTTTCGTCAGCTGCTGCGCCTGGGTGGTGATAGCACCTTCAGCAGCGGTGACGCGGGTATTCATCTGAGAAATGGCCCCGGCATTAGCTGCGATATCCTTTTCATCCGTAACATCGAGGACATGGAAATCATCGAAATACATTGCCCCCGCGCTGAGGAAGGTCGTCAGCTGGAAACTGGCCGTCGTGGTCTTCGTGGCTTTCCAGTCAAACGTTACCAGTTGCCAGCCAGAACTAAACGGTCCGTAGTTTGAGCCGACCAGCAGGCCAGTGCTGTCGGCCACACGAAACTTCGTGTTACCCGCATCTTTAATCGTGGTTCCCGGGTCCTGCTTCGCCCATACCCCCATGCGGTAGGTACGACCCTGCGTGATACTGATTTCCTGCCCGACCAGGTTCGACTGGCCGGCGGACATTTTCAGCGCCTTGTTACCCGAATGCGGAACCTGTAAATCGGCCACCGTCGCGGTACTGCTCCAGCCGGTAAAGCCCGCCGCGCCGCGCTCAAAACTGCCGTTGACAATGAGGTTGCCCGGCATTTTCCCGCTGGCGTCAATATCCGCTGCCGTCTGGCTCAGGCTGTTACTCAGTTGCGTTAGAGAATCCCCTTGCGCACTGAGTGTTTTGCCCTGCTCAGTGACCTGGTTCTGCAGGGTGTTCATCGCGCTTGCGTCCGCTTTTTTGTTCACATTCGCATTCGTCGTGGCCAGATCGCTGCTGAGTTTTGTCAGCGCGCTGTTGGCTGCCGCGATGTCATTCCCCTGCTGCGTCACCGTGCCCTGCAGCTGCGTCACCGCTGTCGTGTCAGCCTTTTTACTCACCGTATCGTTTGTCGACCGGAGGCTGTTCTCCAGCGAGGTGGTCCGCGTGCCGATGCTGCTGAGCGTATCGCCCTGCTGGCTAACCGTGGTGGTCAGTGAATCCACCGCTTTTGCGGTCGCATCTGCAGTTTTCTGCGCACTGTTCGCCGCCGTCACGTTACGCATATGCCAGTCGGCAGCGTACCAGACAGTGCCGAACGGGCTGCTGTGATTAACCTGCAGGAACGGTCGCAGGAAGTTCGTGTCTGCCGGCACAGTAAAGCGCCAGGTGGCTCGTTTCCACGCGGTGGTGGTCCTGGTGTTTCCCCCGGACGCTCTCGCCCCAATACCACCAGTAGCAGTGGTGGCCCGACCGATGTAGAAATTAAAGTCAGCGCTGCCGGTACCACACGCTACCAGAGCAGACATTTCGTAAACGTCGCCCGGCGTCACAGCGATGTTGTTGATTTTTGGCACATGGTCTCGCCCGGCCAGCCGGACGGCATACCTGAACGGGCAGTCAGCCGGCACACCTGCAGCAGTGGTCTCCACCACGTCATAACCCATGCGGTCATACGCCGGATCAAATGACGGGTTTGGGATGTAATCATCCCCGGCAGCATTCCCGGCGTTCACCGCCGCCGTCAGGCTGACGATGTTGCTGTTGGCTGCCGTGAGGCCTGCCTCGGTTTTCTCCACCCGGCCAGTCAGCGCGTTAAGCGCCGTCTGATCCGCTTTGGTGTTGACCTTATCGGTGGTGCTGCTCAAATCGCCCTGCAGCTTCGTGATAGCCTGCCCCTGGGAGGTGATTTTGCCTTCCGCACTGGTGACCCGGCTGGTGAGATCACTCACCGACTGCGCGCTGGCCTTTTGTGCCACGTTGTTGTTGGTGGTGTTCAGGCTGTTCTGCAGATTCGTGATGATCTGAGACTGCGCGGTCAGTTGCCCCTCGGCATTCGTCACCCGACTGGTGAGGCTGTTAATGGCCGATGTGTTCGCGGTAATACCGCTGGCCGCATCATCCGGACTCGGTGACCAGTCAGTCATCACGGTCCCGGTTTCCAGCTGAGGGCGACAGAGCCAGACTTCTTTGTCGGCAGACGTCGCGCTTTCCAGACGCGCGGCAATCAGCCGTTTGGTGCCACTGGTGGCAGGAATAACCCATTTCACCCAGTAACGCGCCCATGCGGTGGTCAGTTTCGTGACCGCCTTGCCGTCACCGGCCCCGCCTTTAACCCCCTGGCTGGTTTCCGTGGTGGTAGTGTTCGACGGGTTATAGAAATAACTCGCCATTTCCTGTCCGTTATAGGCACCTTTCGCATAGAAGCTGAATACAAATTCAGTACGCCCGGTAACATCCAGCGTCTGTTCATCCAGCTGGATATAACCGGATGCACCTTTCGCCAGCCGGGTGTAGGCCACGCGGTCGCCCAGATACGTCTCTGTGGCGTGGCGGCTGCTCCATCCCTCCAGTGTGTCCGCATTGCGGATAAGGTTGGTCCCGCCAACGGCCAGGGAGGAAAAGTTGTTTTCCAGGTTCGTCAGCGCGCTGCTTTGCGTGGTCAGATCCCTGCCATGCTGTTCAACGGTGTTCTGCAGGCTCTGCAGCGCCGTTGCATCAGCCTTCTTCGCCACATTGCTGTTAGTCGTGTTCAGGCTGTTCTGCAGGTTGGTCAGGCTGTCTCCCTGCGATTTCAGGCTGCCTTCGGTAGCCGTCACGCGGGTCGTCAGATTCGTCAGCGCGCTGGCATCGGCCTTGCCGCTGATATCCTTACCAAGTTGCGTCACATCCGACTGCAGCTTCGTGATCGCGCTGCCCTGAGACGTAATATTCTTCCCGTTCTGCGTGACTGACGCGGACAGACTGGAAAGCGCCTGCGCATTCGCATCGGCGGCATCGAGCGCCGCTTTCGCATCGGTCACGTCAGTGATGATCAGATCATCAATCAGGAAGGCGTCACCCAGGCGAACTTTTGGTGTATTCGGGATGGAGATCCTCACCATTGCCTGTTTCAGTGCGGTTCGGTTGTTGGTCAGATAGCCACTGACCTTTGTCCAGTTGTCCACCGACAACTCGGAGACTTTCACGTTCAGGCCAGGCCACGACCAGCCATTGGCAGAATCCTGGAAGGAAAATCCGAGCACCATATAAACGGTCGGATCGGCGGTCGAGCCAGCCGGCAACTTAACCCACGCCTCCACGTAATAGACCGCATTATCGCGAACCTGCATACCAGAAAAGATATGGGTATCGTTATTATCCGTCGCGTTCGGGTTGTACTCCGTACTGCGCGTAACACGCAGGCTTTTGGTCCCGCTGTGCGCAGCTTCACTGGTGATAACAGCGCGGGCATTACTGAGAACATCGCCGACGGCATAGGATTCAAAACTGCCGTCCGGCAGTACATTGGCTCCCCGTGTTGCCTGCTGCTTCAGCGATGTATTCAGGCTGGTCAGGCTGTCGGCCTGGCTACGGATATCCTTTTCAGTCTGGGTAACCCGGTTGGTCAGTGAACTGACCGCCGACGCATCAGCCTTCTTCGCCACATCGCCTTTGACCCCTTCCAGCGCGTTATTCAGCGCCGTGATGGATTGCCCCTGTGATGTCAGGGTGTTCCCCTGGTTCGTCACCGTCCCGGTCAGAGACGAAACAGCATCGCTGGTCGCCTTGATGTTGGTTTCATCGGTGATATCAAACACCCGGACGGAATCGAGCCAGATTTCGCCGTTTGTCGGATGAGAATAAAGTTTGAAGTTCTGCCCGTCCGCGCCGGCAGCCGTCAATCCGGTTTCCCAGGTGATGGTTTGCCAGTCAGTGGTCAGCGTGACCGTTTTATCCTCATACGTACTGTCCGTCTGGCCGATTTTGTTCTGGCGACGGATCAGCAGACTCATCGCGCCGGAAACACCTTTGGCCTTCACCACCACGCGGTACTTGCGCTGGCCATTCAGCGGCACCGGCTTGTTGTTGTTGGAGAAGATCCCCGGACTGGTGTTAGTCGTCCGGTTCAGCCGGACCCCCGCTTTCCCGTCCCCGAAATCGCCAAAGGTCACACCGGCTGGATACTGAATATTCCAGGCAGTGCTGCCCTGTAGAAAATCAAAGTTCGGGATCAGGTTGTCGCCAGCGTTGCGGGTGGCCGTCAGCACATTCGCCAGATTTGTCAGCTGCTGGCTCTGTGTGGTCAGTTTCCCTTCCGCCTCTGTTACCCGGTTATCGACCGAAGTCAGTGCCGTTGCATCGGCCTTCTTCGACACATTGCTGTTGGTCGTGTTCAGGCTGTTCTGCAGGTTCGTCAGCTGCTGGCTTTGCGAGGTGATAGCCCCTTCCGCTGTGCTGACCCGGCTCGTCAGTCCGGTAACGGCGCCGGCGGTGGCATCGATGTCCACCCGGTCGGTAACGTCAGTGACGTAAAAATCATCGAAGTAGCGGCTGCCGCTAATCAGATAGTTGCTCAGCGTCACCGGCAGGCTGGCTGTCTCCGTCGCTTTCCAGCGACCGGAAACCAGGGTCCAGTTTGTCCCCACCGTGCCGCTGTTGTACGGACGCTCAAAGACCGGCTGGCCGGCAGAGTTACCGATCCGCAACTTGTTGTTCCCCGCGCCATTATCCGTCGTCGCTCTGGGTTCCTTGACCCACACCCCGATTTCATAGGTTCGCCCCTGAACAAACGGGATGTATTGCCCCGGAGACACGCTCCCCGGATCAACCTTCAGCGCCCGCGTCCCGCTGTGAGGAGCGGAAACCTCCACCACACTGGTCGCGGTTGACCGCCCGGTATAACCATCCAGCCCGCGTTCAAATGATGGATTCACGACCAGGTTACCCGGTATCTGACCGCTGGCATCGATATCTGCCGCAACCTGCGAGAGACTGTTCGACAGATTCGTCAGCGAATTGCTCTGGCTCTCCAGCGTTTTACCCTGCTGCGTCACTTTCGTGTCGAGCGTGGCCAGCGCAGTCGCATCGGCTTTCTGCGCCAGCGCTTTATCGGTATTCGCCAGGTTTCCGGTCAGTTTCGTGATGGCGCTGTTCGCAGCAGTCAGATCGTTGCCCAGCTGTGTGACGGTATTGGTCAAATCCTGCACCGCTGTCGCATCAGCCTTTTTGGCCACTGCGGCATTGGTGGTTGCCAGCCCGTTTTCCAGCTGGGTTGTCCGGTTGCCGGTCGAGGTCAGCAGATTACCCTGTTGCGTCACGGTGGTGGTCAGCGAGTCAACCGCCGCCGCCGTGGCATCCGCAGTATCCTGAACCTTTTGCGCCGCTGTCACATTTCGCATATGCCAGTCCGTAACGAACCATACGGTGCCATACGGGCTGTTCTGCGAGATCTGCAGAAACGGGCGGATATAACCCCTGTCTACCATCGCCTGCGTGACCTTGAAGCGCCAGGTGGTTCTCTGCCAGGTCGCGGAAGGTGATTTTCCGCCCCCCGCCATGAGTGGCGCACCGGTGCTCGTATCTGGCCGAACGGCGGTGCCAACATACAGATTAAAATTCGCCGTGCCGGCGCCGCAGGCAACCAGTGCGCTGATCTCAATCACATCGTTAAGCGTGGCCGGGAACGCGGCAAAGTTAGGATGGTGATCCCGGCTGGCAATTCTGGCCGCATAACCATACGGGCAGCCAGGAGGGACCTCCTCAGCTGTCGTGGATACGACGCTAAACCCCATCTGGTCGTAAGCCGGGTCAAATGTCGGGTTGGGAATTAAATCTCCGCCTGATGCGTTTCCGGCCCGTACAGCGGATTTCAGCGAGGTAATGTTGGCGTTAGCAGCCGTCAGCCCGGATTCCGTCTTCTCCACTCGTCCGGTTAGCGAGTTCATCGCCGTCTGATCCGCTTTGCTGGCCACGTTCGCGTCTGTCTGCGTCAGCGCATTCCGGAGTTGGGTGATGCTCTGCGAATTGCTGACCACCTCGTTGCCAATCTGGCTGACATTCGAGCTGAGCACGCCGGCTGCGTTTGCCAGCGCGGAAACCCCGAGACCGGAGTACATCTCAGCAACCTTGTCTGACAGCTTCAGGCCCAGGTTGATATACGCCTGGCCGGTCCACTGATTCACCAGAAACTCAACGGTGTTCCAGCCGACTTTCAGTTCAAAACTGACGGTATTCCAGCTGGCGTTACCCCAGGCGACCTGAACCCCATTCACAAATATGGCGCCGGTATCATCAAAAACCCTGGCGCCGGGCGCCAGTGTGATGGTGGTATCTGCGGCCACTTTCACCTGGCAGGAATACAGCGCGATCAGATAGCTGCCGGCGGACGTAAAGTCCAGTTTGGCCGCGTCGGCCACCTCATCCACTACCGTTGGTGCCACAGCGCGAACATCGCTGAATGACGGGACTGTCCCGGCGTTAGCCAGCTGCACCGGATAGATCCGACGGGACCAGCGATTCGGCTGGCCATTGACCAGTTGATTCGACAGGCTGGTGATGCTGTCAGTATTGCTGCGAATATCCCGCCCGTTTTGCTCTACCTGCTGCGTTAAGGCAGTGACCGCAGCCGCTTCGGCTTTCTTCGCCAGCGCGGCATTTGTCGTGCCCAAATCGCTCGTCAGTTTCGTGATGGACTGACCCTGGCTGGTTATCCTGTCGCCCTGCTGGGTAACAACAGACTGCAGCCCGCTCAGTGCTTCATTCGTACCAGCCAGGCCCGTTTCCGTCTGGCCAACCCGGTTAGTGAGCGATGTTAACGCGGCGCCCTGCGAAGTCAGCGTGGCGCCCTGTTGCTCAACTTTCTGCGTCAGGGACGTCAGCGCGGCCGCATCGGCTTTTTTCCCGAGGCTGGTTTCCAGGCCACCGATACGGCTCGCCTGCGCGCTCTGCTCTGTCGTCAGAGAACTCAGTTCACCAGAAACAGCAGCTTTGTTGTCGTTAAACTGCGTCTGCAGGGACTCTCTGGCCTTAACTTCCGCCGAGATGGCGGTAACGCGCGCGGTTTTTTCCTGGTACAGCAGCCCGGAGGTGACTTTCTCCAGATCGCTCCCATCATAGGAGCCACGCATCTGCGCCGCCAGCGTGCTGCGTGCCTGCGCTTCGGCGGTCAGCGCGTTACTCAGCGTACTGCGCACATCCTGCAAAGCCGCCGTACTGGCGCCGGGTGCTGGCCGGCCAACGGCGATCCAGTCGAATTCGATAAAGTTGCTGGCATCCTGCTGGTTCGTCAGGTCCAGGCGAATACGATCAATGTTCCCTGTCCACGGAATATCACGCACCGTCAGGGTTGCCACCCCATCGGCATACTCCGGCTCAGCAACAATGTATCGCTTCGTGTTATTGAAGTTTTCGCCGGCAGACACCCAGCGGATCTCACCCGCCCAAACTGGTTTGCCGGTTTTACGAAAGCGCAGCATGATGAAACGGTACGCCGCACCATCGACAGCCAGCCCGCCAGGAGAGGTAATGTACGGATCGGTGGCGCTGTCCGCCGGGCGTAACCAGCCATCCTGTGACACACCCGGTACGCCGGCGCTGCCGGTCCAGCCCTCGGTCGTCTGATTGTTGAAATGCCAGATAACCTGCGAATCGAACTGGATATTAGCGCCGGCTGCGAGGCTGGACATTTCCCGCGCCAGATTTTCATCGGCAGTCTTCATCACCTGAGTCAGGCTCTCGATACTCGCCTCAATCCCCTGCGTTGCCGCCAGCAGTTCATCAGCGGCCTGTGACGCCTTCGCGTTAACATCGGCGATACGATCCGCGGTCTCCTGCTTCACCGCATTGGTCAGCGTGGTGTTGACCTGAGACAGCGACTGCTTCAGGCCATTTTCGGCAGTCTTTATCTGCGCATTCAATGCGGCATCGCCGTCGGCCAGCGTTTTGCTGACCCTGGCAATCTCCAGGTCGATGGTGGCGTTGATTTCCGCAGCCGTATCGGTGACTGACTGTCTTACCTGGGTGATGCTGTCGGTCAGCGACTTGTTCACAGTTGCGATCAGCTTGTTCGCATCTGCGACGGCGGATTTTGCCTCCTGAACGCCTTTGTTTGCCTGAGCCAGACCAGAATCGAGAGCCTCATTGACAGAGGTTATCTCATCCGTGATGGTTTTATTCACGGCGGAGATCTTCCCGTCAACATCAGCAGTGATGCTTTTCGCCGATGCTTCAATATCCTGGCTGACCTGCTTCGCCTGGTCTTCGGCTTCCTTACGCAAAGCTTCAGCGGTCTGCTCCAGTTCCTGCTGCGTATTGCGGATACCTTCCTGCGTTTCGCTAATGGTGCGCTGCGTTTCCTCCCAGGCAGCCGTATCCTTGATCGCGTCGGTCAGGTTTTCGTAGTAGTCATCAAAGTTATCGCTGGCCATCCCCTGGACCCAGCCGGTCCACGGGCTTTCATTGCCAAGACGATCCACAAGGCGCGCCCGGTACCAGAATTCTGCGCCCATACTGAGGCCCATCTGCTGATAGCTTTTCCCCGGATAGGCCACGTCTGATAACGGCATTGGCGCACTGCCGTCCTGGTTTTTGCTGTACTGCAGTTCCGTGCGCAGCGTATCCCCGGAGCCGGTCGGGAACTCCCAGCTAACCTGGACTCCATGAACCAGCGAACGGGTTGCCAGCGCCAGCGGTGCCAGCGGCTCGCCGACCTTGCCGGTCAGGGTTTTCTCTTCGGAATACGCCCAGCCGCTCGAGATCTCCGCCGCATTGATCGCGCGGACGCGAACCAGGTAACGACCGGCATAAATGCCGCTGACCTCAAACGAGGTGGTCGAGCTGCGCGGCACATTAATCCAGTTCCCGTCGTTACGGCGCCACTGCGCCTCGTAGGCAATAGCGCCGCTGACCGCTGACCAGTTAACCTGCATCGTTTCGACGCTGATCCCCTGATTCACGACCGAGCGGGATGTGATGACAATATCGTCAGGAGGTGACTGGTTGCCCGCCGGCAATACGCTAACCGGGCGCTGGTCGATAATAGCGCCGGTATCGATGCGGGGGAATTTATCCGGGTCATGTGCCACGCCGGTGATCGTGAGGGTGGCATCGCTGTTCTCTTTTACCCCTGTAACCCGGTACTGCTGCAGGAAGAGGTCATCGGATTCAATGGCCCAGACGCATTCCCGTTCTGGTGTCTCACTGTACGCCGTTGTGACCGTAATCTGCCGGCGTCCGTTAACAGCCTGAATTGTCCGGCTCTGTGAGATCCCGGATGGCAGGTTTAGCTGGAGGCGGTCGCCAGGTTTGGCATCCACATCACGATCCAGCGTAATCACCCGGCCATTCACTGCGCTAATTCGCCCGCCGTTGACCCGTCCGGCTAGCAACTCATCCGCCAGGGCAATGATATAACCGGGTTGAGGAATGCGACCGTCCAGCCCCACATCAAACTCAACGACCCGGTCTTTGTTGTTGGTCAGTATGCCCCACAGCCCCTTACGGTGGGCTTCGCTCTGGCGCGTACAGCCAATCGCCGTCATTTCGAGCTGGTTAAAACTGTAGCGGGAAACCAGTTCCGGGATAAACGCCGGCTCCATTGCATCAGCATAAGCATTATCCGGATCAGACCAGGAAACCAGGGCGTTGGTGTACCGAACCTGGCTGCTGCTGCTCGAATAACGGGGTTTGCCGACAATATTGGCGCGCGTATAGGTAAAATCGACATCACGCGGCATATCAGCCTGCACAACAATCTGCTCACCGTTCCAGCAGGTCATGCCCCGGAAAATGGCGGCAAAGTCTCGCAGTACGGTGTAAGCATCGTTGCGTTCCTGAACATAGACGTTACAGGTATAGCGCGGCTCCATGCCGTCACCACCGCGCCCGTCAGGAACCAGCTGATCGCAGTACTGTGCAATCTGGTACAACGTCCATTTCGAAATATTGGCGCTGCTCAGACGATTACCGAGACCAAAACGGTCAGCTATAACAATGTCGTAATAGATCCAGGCCGGGTTATCCGTCCAGGCCCATTTAAACCCGCCGGTCCAGACGCCGGTATATTCGCGGGTTTCCGGATTGTAGTTATCCGGCACACGAATCACGCGCCCACGCGGCTCACAGAAAATTTGCGGAATGGAGCCATTAAACTGGCTGGAGTCGAACTCGATATAAAGCAGCGCGGTGTTGGGATAACGCAGCTTCGCGTCAATCACTTCGGTATAGCTCTGCAGCGTCATCACGTCGCCAACTTTGACACTGTTTGCATCCGGAGAGATTTTACGCAGGCGTAGCGTCCAGGTACTGCCGGCCTGGGGCAGATCAATACGATGGCTCCGCTCATAACCGGAGGTGGTTTTACCCGTGACAGCGGTTTCCAGCACCGTCTGCCAGGCGCCGCCGTCGGTCTGCAGGTCAATCGCATACTTGACGGTATTGCCCACCACGTCGCCGTCATCTTCCTGTTTCATCAGGGACGGCCATTTCAGGCGGACACGAACGGCAGAAAGCTGGGTATTAGTAAAGGTATGGGTCCAGGCTGTCTTGCTGGAAACTTCCGATCCCACACTGATTTCATTTTCAGTACCGGGAATACCCTGAATATAAGTCTGAGCCTGCGTGCCGGGGCGAAATTCCCAGGACACGCCACTGAAGTTTTGCGAACCATCAGCATTTTCAAGCGGGGTGCCATCAAGATAAATATCTTTCCCGGTTAAACCACCTGCAAATTCACCCTCACCTAATGCGAGCAGAATTTTGGCTTTCGCAACGGACTGTAAATCATCCGGCTGTTCCGTCGGTGTACGCTGCTTTGAGCCGCCACCCTTGCGCCCTTTAATTATGTTATTTGCCATATTACGCCCATAAAAAAAGCCACCGCAAGGTGGCCTGAATTGGATGGTTTACTGAATAAAACTTATTGCTGGTCTTCTACGTAAATACCGGCAGATATAATGGCTCCGCCAATTCGGCGTTTGCCATAAAGCAAAGGGACCGGGTATCCCTGAGAGGCAGTATTCGTCACGCCCCCAAAGGCGTAGGACGCTTTATTGTCAGCGGATTCTTTTCGGGCCAGGCCTGCTGGCTGTGGGGAGAGCATCTGAACAACGCCGCCGAGCATCATAGCAGCCCCCATTTTATAACCAAATGCTGACACGGGGTTGCCAGGAACAAAGTAAGAGCCGACAGCAGAGGCAACAATAATAACTGCTCCAAGAATTGTTTGAAGCAGTCCCGCCTTTTTACTACCAATTAAAACAGGAACAATTCGGATGACTTCACCACCAACAGGAAATCCTAAGTCATCCTTCCCAATATTTTTTTCACCCTTAAATACCGCATAGGTTAGTCCACGCTCTTTGCTGGTAATCATGAATTTTTCGAAGCCTGGTATCGTTGCCGATAATGCCTGCCCTGCTTCATGAACAGTGCTAATTAAACGGTAGTGAATTTTCCCAAAAGTTTTACCTAATACTCCAGAAAGTATTATTTTGGTCATTGTTTCTTTCATTTGGCACCTAACAGAAAAAAGCAGCATTTCAAATGCTGCTTTTTATTTAATCTATTTTTGTTTGTCTGTCTTGATTATTAAATCACACTCTTCTTTATTAAGATCGCCACTTTGACCTATACTCCTCTCTATCCTGCAATCACGGGCAAATTTCCTTACGCCCATCCTGGCATATTTATCACCGTTGCTTGAAAGGAGTTGATATATAAAGTCATCGTCTGATCTATTATATCGTTGTTGTGCATCCATTAATGCCATCATGAATGCCATGCGTTTTACATAAATATCGACAGTGGCGCTTTCTTTTAATTGCGGATGGCGTGATAAATAATCATCAACTGTTCCCGCAAAAGTTGATGATGCCAGAAGTAATGTGGCTCCGAAGATAGCTTTTTTCATTCCCTATATCCTTTTGCTGTTTCAACAAAAGGTTAACATAGAGAATGATATCGAACGATTTTCATTGTCCTTTCCATCCAGTACCCACCATACGGCACGCGCTTGCTGAGATGGCCATACAGGTGATGCAGCAGCAGGTTCCCTTCCAGCAGAATCCCGGCGTGGTTCCACTTATCCGCCTGCACCTGCATGATCACCATATCACCCGGTTGCGGTGGACCATCAAACTCACGGAACCCGCATTCATACCAGCAGTCCTGATAAAAATTGTCCGGATACTCCTTTTCCCACCACGGATAATCGACGCGGTAATCGTGCAGCTCGATGCCGTGGGTTTGCCGAAAATAGCTCATCACCAGGCCCCAGCAATCGTAGTGGCCCAGCACGAATGGTCGCTCGAGGAGCGGCAACTCACCACGCGGGTGGATGGTACGGAGATCGCCTTCTGGCCAGCTGATAATATGCCAGGGGAGAAGGGTCGCGTCACATTGCGCTTTATCCAGTTCGCTCGGCTGGGTGGTGGCATCAGGATGGCTGTGAACAATACCGGTGATCGTTCCCCATTCCTCAACCTCTGCATAATCCTCCGGCGCCAGCACAAAATTATCTTTCGACTCAGTGGCCAGGTTCCGGCAGGGGAAATAACGCTCCGCTCGGCCCCTCTGGGCGACGAGGCCGCAGGCCTCATGCGGATATTCTGCGGCCGCATGTTCCTGGATGGCCTTAATCGTTTTCTGACGCATATCAGCTCCTGATTAATGAAGTACCGGGGAACCCGCCAAACGGCAGTTCGCTATTCTCACCATGACGTAATTTGCAGGCCGTGAGCGTTCCGTTGCAGACATCCTGCGACGGGTCATCAACTGGCTGATTGTTCCTGTCAAAATACCGGGTGCCGGCATAGTCGCACCCGTTACCGCTGCGGTATTGATTGCGGATACACCAGGTGCAAATCGCATGCAGCTGGCGAGTGGGGATCATCATCCCCTGCAGGGCAAACGGGCTGGAGAGAGTAAATTCCACCTTCTCATCGTCTTCATAATGCTTTACGTCGATGAAGAAAAAGCGCCGTTTCTCCTGCGTCGGATCAGCTGAGGCATTCCCGTCCGGAAAGTTCTTCGCATCGAGATACTGTTTTTGCGTGTCGTGGATGACAACCCGCGCCAGAGCCAGATCGTCGTAATGAAGACAGAGCGCGGATATCTTTCCGTCGATGTTCCCTACCCGCAGCGTTGGCTGCGCGTCGCTGCCCGTGGTGGATGACTCGATCCCTTCGATTTCACATGGCCAGGCTTTATACTCCCGCCCCTGCCACCAGATGCTTTTCGCCGGCAGCTTATCCAGGTCGCCGCCAGCGGCGAGGATTTCGGCTGCAGTATGGGGAACGTTATAGCCGTGGAAATACAAAACCTCATCCAGGCCAAACGCCTGGCCATCGATCTCCAGGAGACGAACCTCATCGCCTGGCTCTAACTTCTGATAATTCGCGTTAAGGCTCATGGTTTAAATGCCTGAATAAAAGTGGCTGAAAGTGAGTAATTTCCGCCGCCCAGCGGCACCGGTTTGTATTGTTCGCAGCGGTAAAGGCCCACCTCTTCCAGAGGCGGGGTCCACTGAAACGCGCGGGTGCCGGCATGACGGTCGAGGAACTGCTTAATCGGACGGATATAGTCCTCCGTACCGACAAAACTCAGCTCCCAGTCCTGTGATCGGGTGTTAATACCATCGCCGGATACCTGCGTATATCCGTCACCGAACTGCGCCTTCCGGACACGAAAGTTAACGGTCTGCTGGGGATTAACCCGCGGACTCCAGGTGAATATCTCAATAGCCATCAACGTTGCCCTTTAACTGCATTCCAGACCATCCCGCCAGGGCGCATATCCTGCGCCATCAGCTCCCTGTATTTTTTCTCCACAAACGAGCCAATCTGCTGGCCAAACTGCTCAAAACCAGACGGTGCCTGCGTTGAGGTGTTTCCGCCTTCAATCGTGATATAGACTTTTGGCCCTTCCGACGCGCCGGCGTTCTGGCCACCACCCACCGCGCGTACACCCAGCGAACCATCGCCGGCACGCGTCAGCGGCATGATGGCCTCCGGCCCGGCCTCGCCAAATACGCCGGCCCCTTTTGCGAAAGCGAAGAACTGCGGAGAGTCGTAGACCTGGTTGCTGTATGCGCTCAGCGACGGTGAGTCGTAAACACCGCCTTTGGCGTTGAACTGGAAGTTACTGGCGGCATTCTGGATCGCCGTCCCCGAGCCTGCGCCCGCAGCGCCCGTGACAACGCTGGTCCCGACGCCCACCACGCCCATAATGGTTTGCATGACGGAACTGGTGACCAGTGCCTGAGCGGCCATATCAACGAGGTTTTTTATGATCGACTGCGTGAGCGAGGAAAACAGGTCAGCCATGTTCTCCTTAAAGCTTCTCGTCCGCGTCAGCATGCTCGTCAGGAAGTTGCTTGAGCGCTCATGGGCCGTTTCAAATAACCCGACGGCCAGGCTCTGGAATTCTCCCTGTGATCGGTATAACTCCAGCGACGTCTGATACTGCGCATCGGCGGATTCTTTCGTCGCCTTCTGCATCAGCATTTCGTACTGTTCTTTGCTGATCGCGCTGCCCTGGTAGTACGCCTGCAGCAATGCCTGCCGCTGCGCAAGCTGATTGCGCAGCGAGACCAGTGGATCAACTTCGCCGGCGATATCCAGTGCCGGCGCAGCGATTTCATCGGCATGCGCCTGCAGCAGCTCTTTCGCGGTATCTCTGGCCAGCGTTATTCGTGCGGCCTGGTACTCTTTTTCATCAAGAAGGCGGGCTTTGAAAAGCTCAGCCAGGTCCCGGCTGGCTTCCTGCTCTTTTCGCAGAGTTTCCTGGGCGGGGGAATACTGCGCGGCCAGATCCAGTCGCTGTTTCTGGTAATTCTCTGCGTTCATTAACAGCGCGCGCTGCAGGTCAGCATCACTGGCGCCATTTTTCTTCGCCGCTTCCTGCAGCTCCCTGTTGCTGTCCTTTTCCTGCAGGTTAATTCTGGCCAGGCTGGATGCATGGGCTTCTTCAATTTGCTGCCGCAGCGTTTTGAACTGGTCGACCTGGGACTTACTGCCTTTCCCCGTGCCGGTACCGCCATCGCCGCCCCATGGATTTCCATTTCCGGTCTCTTTGGGGGGCGTGCTTAACGCCCCTTTCAGATCGTCCGTAAGGGAGGTTATTTTTCCCGATAAACCCAGCTGAGCCAGTGTTTTTGCATCACTGACACGCTTAATGTTTTCCTCGGTTTTGCGGAGTCCCTCGTTAACGCTTTCGAGATCCGCCCGTGCACGCGCCTGGTCTTTTGTCACCCCTTCCAGCTGGCCGAAGGGGTCAAACCCTTTCAGGCTGTCGATACGACTGTCGGCATCCTGAATCTCTTTCATCAGCTGGTTACGCTGCACGACCTGGTTTTCGTACTGATCCTCCAGGTCGAACTGCTTCACATTTAGCTGGTTAAGCGAGAGACGCATCAGCGCTTCACTGGTTTCGACTACGGCATCTTTTAAATCAATGGCTGACTGCCTGGCCTCCTTTGCTTTCTCATGAAAGTAAAGGAGGCCCGAACCGGCCAGCATCGCGGCGCCGAACGGACCACCGATTAAATTTAATGCGCCTCTTGCCAGCCCCACCGCAACGGAGGCCGCGCGGGCTGATATCGACAATTGCCGGTTTGCCGCCGCCAGTTTCAGTTTCGCCTGGCTGGCCAGGTTCGTTTGCTCAGTTTCCTGCCGGATAAGCCGGGTAAACTCATCCTGGTAACTGATATTCATCCCGTACTGTTTAGCCGTCCGCTCCATCTGCCGGTAGTGGCCAAACTCAGCGTCGTTCTGTTTCAGGATGGCAGCTGTCGAATCCAGCGTTTTGCGGGCAATATCCGCATCAGCCTGCGCCCGCGCTTTTACCGCCGCCTGGCTTTCCCGCCAGACCGCGATATTCTCCCGCAGCCCTGCAGTCAGTTTCGTGGATAACACGGGGATCAGGCTGTAAAGCGCCACGCTGGAGACGGTGTTGAAATTGTCTGCCAGGCTGTTCAGTGCCTCCGTGGCAACCTGAATCCCGCTGCGGAGTGGCCCGTTACTGCTCTGGCCGATCTTAATGACCATCCCTTCAAACGCACTACTCAGCCCCAGCAAATCGCCGTTCAGGTTGTTAACCCTGATGGATGCCTGCTCATGCGCCGTTTTGGTACCGGTCAGGGAAGCGGTCAGCTCATCAAGCTTTGAACGGTTCTGGACCAGGATAGACGCCGCATTCAGGTTCTCCACGCCAAACAGTTTTACGGCCTGGGCCGTGGAGAGATTTTTCCCGGAAAGAGTGGTCAGCGCCTGGCTGAGACCAACCACGGACGGCTTGAGGCTCTTGTCTGTGCCCTTTTCCAGGTTCAGTATGACGTTACGCAGCGCCGTGCCGGCTTCACCGCCTTTAATTTCACGCTCTGCCAGCACCTGAATCGCGGCATTCAGCTGCTCAAAACCAACGCCGGCCTGTGCGGCTGCGACGCCACCATTTTTAATGGCAGCCGCCGTATCAACAATCTC